GACGCCGATGTGTTCCGGCTTGATGATCTGGAAGCCGTAGACTTGCAGACCTTGCATCATCTTGCCGAACGAGAACGGGTTGTCGATGATTCTGCTCTCGGTAATCTGGGTGGCAAAAGTCGTTGCGTACTTGTGGCCGAAGAGGCAGGCGATACCGGTGGTATCGGAACCTTTTGCCAGGTTGTTCGAGGAGAAGATTTTAAACCTGTCGATCTGTCCAACCTTTCCGTTTCTGATCGGGGAAGTGGAATCGCCAGTGATGTAGACCTGAGCGAGTTTCGAACCTACGCCTTTTAAAGCCTGGATGTAGGCAGGAGGAAGAACGACAAAGCGGCCTTCGTCAGGGGCGTTGTTCTCGTCCAAAAGTTGGCCGTAGTAGAGGATCTTGGTGATCAGATCGTCGCCACGGGTCGCGTCGGTCAGGTTGGTCGGGGTAGCACTTACGCCAAGGGAGATCGTGGTACCTGTCGCGGTCGTTCCGGCGTTGATCAGCTTCGGAGCGGTCAGGGTAGGTCCGACACAGGCTACCCCGCCGCCGGCATAGGCGATGGTTGCGTTGACCTTGCGGTCGATGACCTGTTTCATCTGCTCTGAGGCGTCTTCCGCCCAGATGTTCATCAGCTTGATGTCGGACTGGAACTCGTCGACCCGGTCGATCGCGAACGAGAAGCCCTCGCCCTGATCGATCTTCATCGTCACATAGGCGCTTTCGGGATTCTGGACCGGAAGGACCATGCCCTTCTTGTAGCTGAAGGTTTCAATCGTCGGGCGGGTACGAATATAGACGGTATCGCCGTGTGACTTAATGTCCCCTTCGTAATCGGTATTGGAGATCTCACCGTAAACGGTGGTCGGGTAAAATTTCTTGATCAAAAGGGCGGAGTAAATCGCCGGGATATACTGGCTGGTAGAGCCGGTACCGTAATCGGGTGCTCCTGGTGTTACGGGAAAAACTGCCATTTGTCTGTCTCCTTAACGCTGTCACAGCGTATTCTTAGCTTTTGGAATAAGACCTTCTGCACTGTCGTCACGACGTTCAGATTATGGTCTTCTCTAACGTATGCGGTTCTCGTTCACCGCCGCAAGGAGGTCGTTCCACATCGCCATCGATGTTTCGCTATCGTACTTTCCTTGCCGGTCGGCGCGTTTGAATTCTTCAATGGTTTCTTTCGTCCAAACCTGCTTCTGGTCGGGTGCCGGGGTGGACGGCGTAACCGTCCTAGAAGGGGCGATCTGGGCGTTTCGTTCTGCAGTCTTCTGTTTGTTCTGTTTGGCGCTGTCGAGGTAAAGGTTAAAGACCTGAGCCATCTTGTCCGCTTCCCAGCGGTCATTGTAGGCTGCCAGAAGATCGCCGTAGGTGTACAGGCCACTTGGGTCGGACTGCTTGGCAAACTCCAAAAATCCCGGGTCTTCGCCCTTCCAGAGTTTCTCCCACCCTTCGACCTTGCCGGAGAGGTAGTTTTTGAACTCTTTTTGAGCGGTCTGGTATTGCTCCTCTTCGATCGAAGAGATCTTCTCTTCTACCGGTTTTAAGGCTTCGGCAATTTCCTGGCCTTTTGCCCCTTTCTTCTCGATCAGTTTTAACAGGGTGTTGTAGAATTGTTCGCCGTACTCTTCCTTGAAGCTGGCAAGGTCTGGATCGTCGCCCTCTACTTCCTGAGGGTCAGCCTCCGCCTGCGGTTTTGCTAAAGTCTCGATACGGTCGAAGACGTTCTGTTTAAACTCTTTCAACTCACTCTGGAGCCTTGGTACTTCTGCCTCGTACTTCCCCTTTAAAGTCAGGTAGCGGCTTTTAAACTTGCGGAGCTCTTCGAGGTCGTCGTCGTGGGGCGTATCGACCTCTTGCACTTCCGGTTGTTCTGCGGCCTGTTCTTGGGTTTCTTCCTGTTCTCCAACCTGAACGGTTCCTGTTGGCTCGACTTGTTCTTGTGAGAATAGCTTCCCGTGTAACTCCTCTGCCAGCTTGGCCTGCTCGTCTACCTGTCTCGGGTCCATATGTTCCTTTCTTTGTGGGGCAGCCTTTTGAGCTGTACTCCCTGGTGGTGAAATATCCGCACGCCTTTCGGTGAGTGCAGGTGAGTTTTAACCTAACGGGTTCTTGCCTCGCTCTCTCAGGCGGTCGTCACAGCCCTCTAACAGGCCGACGACCTCGTCGATTGCTATTGCATACCCTTTGAAAACGTCATTCGCCTCGGAAGTGGCGGCCTTAAATCGTTGGTAGTTTTTGAGGGACATTCTCTTCAAGAGGTCGATCAGTTCCGGGCCGTTGTCGGAACGTTTTACCCGGACGAGAAGTAATAGGTCTTGATCATCCATTGACCACCCCGGCTTTCGATCCGTCTACGTTCATCCCCTGCCCTTCGGTAGGCGCGCCCCCGCCATTGGCCATCTGGCCGTTTTGCTGACTCGGATCAGAAAGACCCTGTTGATCCACTCCAGCTTGAGCCATCAGCATCTGCTCGACGATTTCCGAGGCGGAATCGATACCGTCGATACGATCAAGATCCGGCAGTTCGATATCGTTCGATTTCGCTATCTGGGCAATGATCGCCCCCAGGTTCTTTGGTCCAAGGATTTGCGAGAGAACCGGATTGGATACAACTTGCAGGTACTCGACCTTTCGTTGCGCCTGCTGTTCTTTCTGCATCAGGCCGGCGACACCTTTCGCCACCACCCGGGCATCGCCCATGTCGGCAGTGTCCTCGGAAAACTTCATCTCGGAGTCGTAACACATCTGCAGGTAGGGTGTGATCACGTCATCGTCGATGTTCGCTACCACAGCCTTGATGGCCCTCGAAGCTGCCGCAAGGAGCTGGGTGAAGACGGTAGCCGTCCCTGCGGTTACCCCAGACTGAGAAGCCCCTTGGGCATAGGCCGGTACGGTCATCTCGTCCAGAATCTTCATGAAGAACTGCAGGGCAGTAATTAATTCCTGAACGTGCATCTGCGGCTGGTAGTAGGTAACTGCCGGTCCTTCGCTGCGCATCTGCATCGAAGTCGATTCGATCTGCCGCCAGGGGAAGATCGGAATCCTGACGTCGACCCGTTCTTTGTCTACTTCTGCCATCGGGCCGGAGGCGATTGCCACGTTGTTGATCAGGGCCCGCATGATCGCGTTGATACAGTCTTCGATCACGCCGGCAAAATCCAAGAGCCCTTCGCCAAAGATCCATTCGGGGTTTTTTGCCCAAGATGAAACGTGATACGGTTTTCTGCCCAATGCGTCGGGATTGATGACCGCTTTGATGACATGGTCGCCAATCTTCCAGCAGTTGGCCTGATACTGGGTGTGGGGGTCGATCTCCCCCTCTAAACCCCATTCGACCAGAAGCTTGCCGGATACGGTGCCGTAGAACTCGATAGCGAGGATTGTTTCAGATGTTGAGGTGGTGGTGTCCTTTTCCTTCGTAACCTGCCTCACTTCCGCCTCGTCGTCGATCGTCAGCCATTTGGGCGCAAGGTCGCCCTTTTCCCACTTGTCCAAGACTGCCCGGACTTCCGTGTCCGAATAACCAGGAGTGCCGATCAAATCAGAAACGGCCTGCTTCGACAGCTCGTGTATCTCGATGATGTCGCCATCGTTCACGCTCTTCATGCCCCTGGAGGGGTAGAAGTTGAACGGTGAGACGGCATAAACGTCGTTGACTAAATCGTCGACTACTTCGAGGGAATAGCCACCGAGAGGCGACGGCTGCCAGACCTTCTTCTTCTTGCGGGCCAAGGTCGGGCCTTTGATGATGCCCAGTTTCTGCCTGACGAAATAATAGAGGAAGGTCTTGAAGGCCTGACTCCATCCGCCCTCTTCGTTCTTGTCGTTGATCTTTTTTGCCACCCTCTTGCAGCGGGCCTTAGCGGTGCGCTCTAACTTGGCCGTTTCCTTGTCGAGCTCTTCCTCGTAAAACTCCTGCATCAGCTCGGCCATCTCGGCAGGGTCTGATTCGCCCCCTTGAAGGGCAATCTGCGCTTCCGCTTCGGTAGCGTACTGCAGGGTCTTCTGTTTCACTGACTCCTGGGTGGTGTCTGGCAGGTCGGGACAGGGGGTAGGCTCAAGCTCCCACGGCAGGCCGTTCGAACGGTAGATGTCCTCTACCCACGAGACTGCCGCCCGGCACTTGTTCTCGCCAGATTGAAGATACGC